AGGTATCTCTAAGAAGAGGATAGATTTTCCCAGTACTGGCACTTCCAATGTAAGTGACTCCATTAAGGTTTACAGCGATATAGCCTAAATACATCGCCATCCCCGATGACTTCATCCTTGTCCATACCGGGTATCCAAGCTTTATGCTGGTTGTATAATCAAATAGCCAGGATTCTCCTTGAGAAGGAAAGCTTATCTGATAAAAGATATGGCCATCCATTACGTAGGACATCCCTACCGCATCAGACTTCGTAGCGAAGGTGGCAATCCGATGATCCAGTGCCGGGGTTGATACCGCTGTTGGAACATAGCCATCCAGCACAAAGACTCGAACATCACCCGATTGGGATTTTCCGAGGAAAAATACCATTTCTCCAGCAAAGGCAAGCGAGTAAGCGGCGGCGAGTCCGGTCTGTACGGTAGTCCCTTGTATTCTCAAGTAAGGGAAGTCAATCGATCCGCTACTGTTCCAGAACTCAGTACTGGAGTTCCCCCACACTTTCACCACCCCTTTGTCAGCCGATACCGCCACGATGTTATCGGAATACTGTTCCTTGGTAGCGAACAATAACGGGGTCCATGTCAACCCGTCATATTGCTGACTGGCCCAGAACTGCCGTGACCCTTGCTTTTCGACGATAAAGTATCCATCCTGATAGGCACACGTTTGGGCGCCCGCTGGAAAATTGGAATCTCCGATGATCGAACCAACGAGGGTTTGGGTGTTGTAGATGTATCCCTGGCTTCCATCAACGAACATAATTTGAGTAGCATTGTCCGTCATGACCACGTTCCCCGATGTGGTCGCAAGCGTCATAATCTGCGTGACCGCCCACCCTGGGGGCGCGGCTTTGTATAGGTTATTGTAGGCCACAAAGTACAAGATTCCATTCAGGACACGCATCGCCCTGATGGGGTTCGTCCCGTTAGAGATAACCGCGCTTCCCAACCCTGGTGTGGGATAGGCAACTATCTGGCCTTTCTCGCCGATAGGTAGGACTTCTAGGTAGAGATTGGTTCGTGACTCCACTTGCGCCACGTTACTTTTTCCGCCTAGATCACCTCCGAACAGGCTCCATCTGGTGGCCGGTTTGCTTGGCATTGCTATCCTCTGTGGATATTGTAGGTGGGATTCCGCTGCCTGAGCGCCGGATCAAAGCGAACATCCATCGATTGCTGATTGATTCGTTTGATGTTGGCCTTGGAGTCTCTGGCTATCTGCACAACACTGGGTGGCAAATCCCGTTCAGGGAACATCCCATGTATTTCTAACGCTAAATTATAGGTAATCGCCCGCTGGTATCCTGGTGGGAATACGATAGGCGTTGACAGAACGGCCAACGTTGCTAACTGTGCATCGCACTCAAAGAACAGGGTGTACGCTATCGTAGGTTGTGGCCAGATGATCATTGTCCCATTAGGGTATCCTGGGTCATAATGAATGGCATCAGGAATATCGGCATTGACGTTGTACTTCGTTCCAATGCGGTCCCATTCTTCATTGTTAAGAATGACCAAAGGGTAGTCGTTGCCATTAAAGTCCCGAACATAGGGGGTAGGAAGTATCGTCATCGGCCTGGTGGCGACAATAGTTCCTGTCGGGCCTATCGTGTAGCTTGACGTACCCGCCACGAGCGGGAACGATTGCGTCAAACGAACGTAGGTAGCAATGTTCTCCGTACTCCACGAATCCAACATGTCATTCATGCGCAATAGGCAATCCGCCGCTTCCCCTGCTGTAGTTGTCTCACTGGAGTCTGTGGCCAGCACTCCAAGGAGTCGAAGCGATTGATTGATGATGTCTGTAGCGGTTGTCATTACGCGGCCTCGTCTGGGGGTAAAGCCTCTTGCGCTTTAACTTTGGTTCGCCGTGACCGTCTTATCGGGGCACGAAACACATCGGTAAACAATGATGGGTCTTCCAATGGCGGGGCTACCCACCCTGGCGGATAAGGCTCATGCCCGTCATGTATCGCTTGCAAGGCTTCTTCAGCACTATAGACAATCAGAACTGGCTTCCCATCCAGATACATTTGCCGAGGATATTCGTTAAGTAACATTGCTTTCATCCTTCAATCTGACTTCTGCATTTTCTTGTAGATATTTTAACAGATTTCCTTCCCACGCTTTGGTTCCAACATGCAGGAACGTTTGACATGCATCAACCCAAATTGTGCCACCCATGTCAGTCCATCGCTTGCAAAATTGTAAATCCTCTCCCCAAAAGGTGCCTGTCTTCCCATCGTCATCCCAAACAGGGCCGTCATTAAACAGCCAAGGGATGGATTCATGGGGGCCGCCATCGCTTGACTTTACCCTTTGCGGATAGGCCTTTATCATCTTTTCGAGTGCTGACCGTCGAATTCTCAAGAATCCGGTTCCACACCCTCGGGTCCTTATCAGTCCATTCTCTACATAGCAATCCCCATTTTCATCAGTATCCAAGTACAAGTGTCCGTAGGTTGGATTGGAGTCAGTTTTCTTTGGGGGAATGCCGGCCACTATCTCAGGTTCGGCATAGACCATCCGCATGAACCCATCCACTTCCCAACCCTGGTCAGCATCAATGAAAAACAGCGTGCCGTATTCGCCCTTCATGCATGTTTCGACCAGAGAGTTTCTCGCCTTATCCATAAAGCAGTCCCCGCCAAGGGTGGTAACATCCGCTACCAACCCTTGACGTTCCAATGTTGAAATGGTTTTCAACAAGGACATGACGTATTCTGTACAAAGACTTTTCATCAACGTAGGCGTTGCTATAAGAATACGCCCAGGACTTGTGTTAGACATTAGGCACCCGCAATCAAACCAAGAGCCGTTAACGAATTCCTTAAATTAACAGCCATTGGGGACGTTGTAAGGTTGATGGAGCGAATGATGTAAGATCCCGCGCTTGGCGGAGCTTGGAGGGCGCCAACTAGGTAGGTTTCCGCCGGTGGAGTAATAGCCGAGGCGGATACGTTGCAGAACGTAATACCCAGGACATTAGCCGCGCTAGTCCTGTATCCAACGATGCCAATACCTTGGGTTGTCGTCGGCTTGTTAACCCAAACGATTGAGCTAGCCGCCACACCGGTTACAGTCAATGCCTGTTCCGCCGTCGTATTGGCCGCAACAGCCGCCGGGGTAAAGGTTACAGGGTACACGGCAGCAAGGGGCGTTCCTGCCTGGCGGAACAAAGGAACAATGTAGATTTCGTTCGCCGTTGGGGTTGTCGTTGCGCCCGCGATGTAGGTAATGCCCAACACGCCAGCCGCACTAACTCTCACCCCCGCGATTCCCAGATTAGCCTGCGCTGTAGGCTTTGAAACGCTCAACGCGAAGTCGCTGACCAAAGGTCCTCCGGTCACAGTAATCGCTTGCTCTACGCAAGTACTCTGGTTGACCGCCGCGGGGCTACCGACGTTAGCGCCCAGTATCACAATGCTATCGGAAGAAGACCAGCCTGGGGCGGGAACCTGAAAGTAGGTGTATACCTCTCCCGCTGTTGGGGTTATGGTCGCGGCGGTCGGGTTCACAAAAGTAATGGCCAGTGAATTGTTGCCAGCCGCCCTAAATCCAGCGATTCCCAATCCCGCCTGGTCGGTAGGCTTGGTGACGTGAACAATCGCTGTTGGTGAAATCCCCGTTACGGTAAAGATTTGCTCTACCGTAGTGTCAGCCGCTACCGGCGTTGGCGTTAGGGTAACCGTACCCGTAGCCCCCGCAAACCGTATAGCCGCCCAGGTTTGCGCTTCCGTAGTAGGGGTAACCGCCCCAGTAGACGCATTGACGTAGTTCACCACAACCGTGTTAGCCGTGGTGCCACCTCTGACATTGCCGATGCCAATGCCCGCTTGCGCCGTTATTTTGTTGTAAATGATGTAATCAGACGTAGCCGTGGGCGAGTACGTGACGGTCAGGGCTTGAGCCGCACACGTACTGGCCGCTACGGATGAAGGAGCGACGGTAGACAGACTCTGGATAGACAACAGAATACCTGTGTTAGCCGGAGGGGTAGTAACCGTCTGCGTTGCGCTGGCCTGCTGAGCGACTGGCGTAGCGCCGTAAAAACCAATTAAATCGGTTGCGGATACGCCAAAAACAGAACCATCTGGGTTTCGATGATCAACTTGCTGGATACTCATGGTTATGCCTATGATGCTGGTTGGATTAGACGCTTAATCTGCACGCCAATTCGGGGTAGAAGGTGGTAGTGCCGTACAGTACGTCGATACGCGTTGGGAATACGTCATTGTTAATGTCGTAGCTCCTTACCACGCGAAGGGAGATACCCTTATAGACTTCGCGAGCAGCAAAATCAACACCCTCCGGCAATTCCAACGGAACCGTCACCAAACCAAAAGCATCCCGATGGAACGCCAGGTTCTGCGCATAGGTGGTATTGGAAGCGCCATTCAGTACGGTAACACCCGCCGCCGCCGCCGGAGCAACGTTGACGTTCTGATAGGGACCGGTTGTTACAATCGCTGGAGAAATGGGAAGGGCCGCGTTTCCGCTTCCATCGGAGTTTACCGCCGCCGTAATGACGAAGTTCCTGAGTACGCCCGTGCTCTGCCGGTTTTGAGGATTGACGGCATAGACGTTCGCAAAGGTAATAACGTCACCCGCACGCAGCAGATTTGTTACACTCGCTGTCCAGCCATTGGTGTTGATCGTAGCACCGGTCTGACTCGCCGTAGTTGTGGCGCCACTTCCGCCTTGGACACCCGCCTGCTGGCTCTGGATATTTTGATCCATGTAAACGTCCATGCCGGCTAAATTGGCGATAAAGCCAGTAGCCAACGCATCTTCCGCTATTCCGGCAACGAAAAGAGAAGTTAGCGAGCCAGCCAATCCCCAGAAGGAAGCGGGATTAAGAATCAGACACCGGTCATTCTGTGGGCATGATTCCTCATCAAGCCGACGTGCAGCAAGGGCAACGTCAGCGAAACCGGTTACACCGCCACCAGCCGCTCCACCATGCGCCACCCAATTATTCACCTTCGTGAAATTGGAGATAACATCATAGTCAATCTGGTTGGCCAGTGCTTCAGCCGCCGGTCGAATGTAGCGATCACCAAACTCTTCAATCGTGAGCGCTAAATCAGAAGCCCCGAATTGCATGTCAACGTGACGCTGACTGTTTACCGTTATCGTGGTTGAGGGTTCTGTCACGTCCTGAATAGATAATCCAGGGCCGGAACTTACCGTATAACGAACCGGCTTGCGAACGGTTAAGGTTGAACCGATTTTGACGAACCGATCCTCGAATTGCCTGTTGACACGGGACGCGGCTGTCAAGTTGTTCACGAGCACTCTAAGGGTTTCCTTAGAAATAATGCTCGGTGTTAAAAGGGTATTAGCCATCTATAGTCTCTCATTGAAGGTTATCCGCTTGAGCGCCCTCTTTTTTTGGACGCCCGCTCTGCCTCATTCCTTGCGGCTGCATAAGCATCCATCCCTAGATTCTCTATATTGGTAGTCGCTGTTGCACCACCACGCACAGGCTTGATCGGCCTTGGTGTAGATGTTGTGGCTGTAGCTTTCCGCGCACCTGAATCAATCTTCATTTCGATTCTCCCCAATTCTCTAATCTGGCTTATCGGGTCCAATCTGGAAATCCTGGCGGATTCATCCCGATTCTTCCCAAGATAATAAGCAACTTCAGTCCCCAGTTCTGACCTTGAAATGGCCGTAGCCATATCTGCCGTAATTGGTACCGTGCTATCCAACGCAACGGCATCAAAATCAGGGTAGACACTTCGAGCCGCTTCCAGCCGCTGTGCCCATTGCTGCTGAGCAACATGAGCATCCTGCATGGCACGAACCCGTCGTTCGTGATCTTGCAGACGAGTGTTTACCTCGTAGGTAACTTTTGCTTCAACATATTTGTTGGGGTCATCAAAATGCTCTGGCAGCGGCTCCTTCTGAGCTTCCTGTCTTGGCGCTTGCTGTTGAGCAAGCACTTGAGCCAAAGCCGCTTGCATTGCTTCCAATTGTTGCCGTTGCTGTGCATTCCGTTGCGTCAATTCCTGAATTCGCCGAGCTACCCTCGGCTTTTCCTTTGGAACGGCAACATCAGCCACGTCATCATCATCCCCCTCAACTACCTCCTCGGGGACATTAGCGTCCATCTCTTCCGGTTCAGGTATGGCCTCCGCGCCTTCTGTCGGTATGAGCAGTTCCGGTGTACCTTCAATGTCTATCGTCATGATTGATCACGTAATCTACCCGCTGAAACCCTCAACGGTAAGGTTCGGTTTATCGTACCGATAACGTCATGTACCCAGTGATAGGTTCACTGGTAAACCATCCGAAATCTTTCACTGTTATGGTATAATGCTATTGTCATCCCTAAACTTGGTAAAGCATTATGAAACATCTGAAAGCCGCATTCATTATACTCCTTTTTTGTGCATCAGCCTCCGCGAGCGCGGCTACCGTTGCCCGCGTGGTATGCTCCGCTACTGGCCTGTGGACCGCTCCTATTGTTCAGTACAGTGATACATCCAATTCCATCTATCCGGCATCCACTTGCGTTTCTCAGGTAGCTAACTTCCTTAACAATGGATACGTTCAACTTCCAGGTACCCACGCCGTCACTACTGAAGCCGGGTCCCTGTTTGGTGGGACTGCTCCCGTAGAAGAGTTCTGGTTCATCCATCCGTAACCGCTTTTCCATGATGGTCGGTGGAAACGCCGACCATCTCTTGAGTATCATCCCCTATGCCCGATGAGCCACCGCAATGGGAAGCACGGGCAAGCTTAATCTCTAGAGATGATATTCTTTCGCTATGAGCTTTCAGTGCATTATCAAGCTGCTGAATCTTGTAGAGAAGCTGACTGAACCCCGTTTTGATGAGCCACGCCACAATAGCGGCAAGAACCGCAAACGTGACACGGATTACTTCGTGTAGGGAGATGGAGTCAGTCGAGTTAGGCATGCTCACATTACCTTGCTGACCGCCAGCTTTTCGGTATGCTTGACCGCCGTCTGTCGTTCCTTTATAAGTTGCGACTTGATAGCGTTCAGCTTTTCCTTAAAGGCCGCCTGCATCAGTTTCATTTCGGCTTGCGATTTTTCCTTGAATGCCTTGAACTCCAATTGAGCGAGTTCACGTTCCCTGTCTCGGGCAAGCGCTTCAGTTTGCTGCTGCGCTTGCTTAAGCTGCTCTGCCTGCTGCTTGATCTGCTGAGCCTGTTGCATTAATTGGAACTGCGCCGCCCTCTGTTGCGGTGTCTGAGAATCACCAGGAACTGTCGCAATGCCAGGGGGCAATAGCTTTTGAAGTCGCTCAACGAGTTCGTCAGACCCTGGCCAATCCATGTTGCGCGCCACAAGGTCTGCTAGGAACTGTGCCTGTTGAGGAACGACTTTCATGAACTCCAACATGCTGGCCGCCGCTTCCTGCCGCCGCGTCATGAAGGCAGGGCCGACTGACACGTCAACATCGTAAATGCCCAACTTCAAGTTGAAATGCTTGACCGGCTGGCCATTTATGGTTTTGGTCGTTAAAGGCTCAATCTGACCTGGGTCTAACATGAAAGGCTCGTTATTGCCATCTTCATGCGTCAACCGCAAGTTTCGTTTGGTGTCATAAACCTTGGGAATCAAATCAAGCAGGATAAGGCCCGTCCGCTTTAACGATCTCGACAGGTTATCCTGAAAATGATAAAGGTTGATGTCACCTTGCTTTTGACGCGCCGTAATCGCCACCCCAGAGCGCTCGTTGCTTTGTTCCCCAAGGTTGGCTTGATAGATGCCAACGGTATCCATCATATCCTTATCCGCCAATTGAAGTGACGTTAGGATGCCTGTGGACACTTCCGGTGCCGGTATCTTTATCGGCGGGGGGACTGGACTCCCGTCCAACGAAAGCGGCTCGTAGAACAGCGCCCCTTTTGGACGGCGATTGGCATCGCGCCAATCCGCTTCATGCCCCATTGCCTGGCCACTGGCCATGATGTATGGCGCTTTCGGAGAGAGGGCCACCTGTTCGGTCTGCATGGTGACCCAATAATTGTAGATTCGTTGGGGGTCTTTCGCATGCCTGACAACACCCTCGAAAGTGACTTTGCCATTAATGTCTAGCTCAGTCCCTACAACTCTAACGATGGGGATATGGGAGCCTAACCAGTCCTGTTCTTCAAGAATGGTAGTACCAATAAGCTTTCGCCAGATAATTTTCGGTACGTCTGTTTCCCTTTCGTCAACGATAAGGTCTGGGTTATCTGGACGTTCGTAAGTGGTGAGGTCATTCGGCAACAGATATAGCGTCTTGGTCTCGTAAACCTTTTCAAAGTACTCGGCGACCCGTATGCGCTTGTCGGTGTACCATTGCTTTAGATTCTCACCCGCCCCCGTCGCTTCCCAGTTTCCAATCTCTACGTCTGGGTAGTCTTCCTCAAATTCATCTCGGTCTATCAATTCAGTGATAAAGCACCAACGCATATCGGAAGCGTCTTGCGCTTGCGTGGTAGGATCGATGTACACGCTAAAGGGGTTCCGAATGCGCTCAATCCGAATCACCTGGTTGAACGTGGTTTCTGATTCGTAATCGGTCAATATTCGCCAGAATCCAACCCCTAAGCTGGCGGCGTGCTCAAAGGCGGTGTCATAAGCTAGGTCAGCACGGCTTTCTGCCTGTATCCTTCTAACGAACTCTTCATATACCCGCGCCGCCTGTAGTGTAGCTTCCTCACCCGCCGGATGGATACGGATTTCTGGCCTGGACATACGTTGATCGTTGGTAAGCTGTGTCACGTAGCGACGGAGCTTGTTGATGGTCAGTAGGGGGCGGTCTTGAGACTCTCGCTCTGCACGCACATTTTCTGACCATTGTTGACCGCCAAGGAACCTCAAGTCTTCAAGAGCCTTGTTCCGGTATTCCTGCTCAGCAGAGCACACGCGGTTAAACCGCTTTTTCGCTGTTTCCAGAATGTTAGACTCTTCGATCATTTATGACCCCATCCAACCAGAATGACTACCCACCCGAGAATCGGGAGCTATCGATACGACCTTACCAGGCCACCGTAGATGAACATCCAACAACCGGCTGAGCGCATCTAGCATGTCATCATGCCGGATGGTGGCCGGAAACGGTAGATACTCTTCCTCAACAAATTCATGAATCAAATCTCTCATGACGTTATCCGTCCCTGTCCGGTTCAGTGTTCGCGGAAACCACAATCGGTGTGACTCAAACAAAGGAATCAACCGCCGTATCCTGTCCTGCTTCTTAAGACTACCACCAATCGGCGTTACTTTAAATCTATACTGCTCCATTTCTTGGGAAGACTTGATATGGTCAATGTCCGCCTGCATCCCGTAGGATTCGTAAATCACGTCCAGCGGACGCCACTTCCGGTGCAAATCAAACAATAATTCCGTGCGTTCCGTAAGGTTCAGTCGGTCTCTGACAATATCTAAAATATAAATATTTTCATCATGCCCTAGACCTACTACCCAAATGGCTGTAAAATCTGCATCCTGGGTAATTTTCTTGCTGTTTGCCGGGTCCACAAAAATGTACCTGTTTAGCTGCTGCATGCTAGGCGCATTCTTGTAATACTCAATCCAATCTCTTAAGAATTCACCGCCCACTTCCGGCCTCGGCCTTTGTTGATAGAGTGCTAACCACGCTCGGGTATCGCGCTTTGCCTGTGCCAGCATCGCTTCCGTGAAATGTTCTGGCCAGAGCAATTCCCCTTGACTCCTTCCTAGTATATCATCCTCTTCCGCTTCCATCGGGAACTTGATAACTTCCCATGTTTCGCCACCTTTATCGGCATCCGCTAATAACCTCCCCGCCAGGTCATCATCATGCCACCTTTGCATGATGATAACGACAGCCCCCGTTGGCTTTAGCCGTGACCAACAATCGCTGATGTACCATTCATATAGCTTGTTCCTGGCAAGCAGTGAGTCCGCCGCTTCCCTACCAGCAACCACGTCATCCAGAATGGCGATGTCCGCTCTGAACCCAACGATGGCACTACCGGCGCCCGCCGCGTAATACTCCCCACCTTCCGAGGTGGCCCAACGCCCGGCGGCCTTGCTGTCTGACGAGAGAATATCGCCCCATAACTCTTGATAGGCAGGTTCTTTAACCAGGTTTCTTACCTGGCGCCCAAACCGTTCTGCCAACCGCGTAGTGTGGGATACAGCTATGATGTTCTTCCCTGGATGCTTCCCGATGTACCATGACGGAAAAAGAACGCTTGCGTAGGAGCTTTTCGCGCTACCTGGTGGCATAAAAATCATCAATCGCCTAACCTTTCCTTCAGCAACCCTCATCAGGACGTCATTGAGATGTAGATGATGCAGGGCTGGCCGGAATGAAATTACATTCCTACGGTATAACCAATCCGCATATCCACTAATGTCCTTTTTCGCGTGTAATCGCCACAACCGTCGATCTTCGGATAGACGCTGTGAGATCATTGAGCGCTTGTTCATCTGCGTCAGATTGCTCCTTCAGCATTCTTTCGTCATCCTCGGTAGACATGACAGGTAAACAAGCGAGATCGATAATCTTGTCCGCCGCTTGCAGGCGAATGACCGGATTCTGATCATTCATTACATCCAACACCGCCCCAAGCGCTTCATCAAGGTGTTCTAGCGCCCATCGGCTTACCCGAATGTGAACGCTTTGGGGTAGTGATTTGGCCGCCATGATCTTACCGCTTCTTGGAACCAGGAATCGATGGAGCTATAGCCCTTGGGCTTTGTACAAGTTCGCCGCTTCCGATTCTCATGGAACCACGGGTTGGCGGAAGGGGTCTGGCAGGCGGAAGGGTATTGGCAAACGGCTCAGGGCCGGCAAGGGTATCGAAATGGCTACGACTTTGGGCCGCGTCCTCTGGGGTCACGGTGTCGGTCGGTAAATTGCTTCGCGAAAATGCTTTTCTGGACATTTGGTTACCTTAAAGGTTAGGTTGGCGACTACTTCCCATTTTTTCGGCTCATCCTGACGGTAGCGTCATCCATGAGACCACCTTGACTTTCCAGCCGGTCAATCGTCTGGTCTATACGTGCGATCCTACTTTGTAGCACAGCTATTGCTGCTTCCGATGAGTCAAGCTCCCTACGTAGTTGCCAGGCAGCACCAACAATCGTAGAAACAATTAATACCGCTGCACTGGTGATCTGAGAGATTGACGCGCGTGACATCCTTAGCGCCCCTCACATGGTCATGTAACAAAGATGTTACTTGACTAGTATAGCATAAACTCATGAAAGCAAAATCTGGGCCAGCCAGCTTAGGCTGACCCAACCCATCATCACAACAAAAACAGCCAGCACAAGCAGGATGGCTGCGTCCGTAAGCGCTCGCCTTGCCCGTGATCGTATGGGATAGGCCGGAGGTCTGCGCGCAAATTTATGATTCATTAGGTGACATCCCGATAGGGGTAGACAGTTTCGTTAAGAGAATGTGCTTGAATGTTTCACATTCTATCACAATCGTATGATGTATCTGAGGCAGGCTCCCGTCGTTTGGGATGCCAGCAACCGCGCTTAGGTGAAGCATAAACTGTACGGGGCCTCTATCTACCTTGTAGCAGAGACATGGGAAAAGACAGTCCTTCACCGCCTGTCCGTAAATCTCCAGCCACCAAGTCTTTACAGAGAGTCCTTTTCTGTCTTTAACCCGCTTGCACTGGATAGCGAAGGGGTCTAACCTAAGATCATACCCTCCGTCACGCTCCTGTCCGAGTATCCTGTCCACTTGCAAGCCCGTCCACGAATGAAGTAGCTTTGCGACTTCTCTCTCAAAGTCCAAGCCCTTACGTCTGGAACTTGCACCGTTTACCGATTTAGCTTTCATTTTTAACCCTCAAACATTGTGCCCAGATTTTATAGAGTGCGACGATTTCGGTCTGCCGCACCCCTTGCCGTGTCATCCCAAGACTTTCAGCCGCTTCATCCAGTGAGCAGCTCGGTTGCTTTGCATAGCTTATGTAGAAAGCAAAGAAGTCCGGGGTATCAAGCGCAAGCCGCAAAAGCTTTGCTTCTAGAAAATCCCCCCTGTAGTCGGAGTCATTATCCGAGTCTTCATAAGAAAAAGCGTACTGCATCGGTCTGGTGTTTGACGCACAAAGCCCCCTTGGTGTAGGTGTCACGGCTTCCGTTCCTTCGCTTGTGGGGTGGTACCAGAGTAGACAACCTCAACCGGATAGATGGTGACATTGATCGGTTTCATCAGGTCGGCTATCCGGTCTCTTGGTGGCTTGACGGCCCTCATGAAAGCGATGATCTCGGCAACATAGTTCCTGGAATGGACGATGTGATGGCGAAGGTCAGTCTCGGATACGCTTCTGAACAGATTCCTATCGATGGGAAGCTCCACCTGTATCACTTCCCAATCAGCGGTGTAAAAAGACCCGCTACGATGCCAGTACGGTTGCCCAAAGGCTTGAAAGGAACCTGGGAAGTAGGGCCGTAGGTGTGTCTGATCTTCCCACGCATCGTCTGATGCCCCATGGGGTACGCGAATGGTCAGCGTGGCATCGGGCGCCGCAATCCGATACAGTTCCTGCATAACGTCAAGCGGCCTTTCAAGATGTTCCAGAACGTGGGACATCAGGAACTCGCTGACAGAATTGTTCTCAAAAGGAAGATTCATCTCTGGCCCTGCACCAGGGCCGTCAATGTTGTTAAGGTCAAAGACCAAGTCTGGCTTGACTTTTTCATCCCAATCAAGGTTGACCCATCCGTCAATAGGGTTTGTTCCGCATCCAAGATTCAGCTTAATCATTACAAATCTCCTTCCGGGTTTCCGGTGCATAACAGTTTCATCAAGCCCTCACCGATGGTTCCACGAATAGGGGTTGTTAACGCCCCATCCTTGAAAAGGTCATCTGCGGAAATGAAGTTACCTGCTATCCCTTTTTTACAATCCACGGCGAAGTCAATTCCAATCCATTGGTTCCATGGGGTATAGAATCCTTTGAATCTGGCGATGATGAAACCAGATTCTGGAAGCTTTAGAAGTGAACGGGTATTCAGATAGACGGTGTTTCCATTGTCATCAATGATTCCGGTCTCCACCCACTTGGTATCGGAGGAATCGTGAGGGGGCGCGCCAGCTTCGACCGGCCCAAGGGTCCAGGATAGGGTTGCATAGAATATTGCACATCCGCCGGTGTACAAGGCCGTCTTTAAAGAAGTGTTCATGCTAATTGCCCTTGATCGGTGTAAAGTTGAAGATCGATCTGGAGGTCCTCTGCCAGCGTTTTCATGCCAGCCTCGCTAAAAAGCGCTGTCACTTCAATCGCTACGCGGTTCCCCCTCTCTTGTGAGTTTGTCGCAAAAACTTTCTCTATGATGGGTAGCGCTCCAGGAACACCAGAAAGCTTCCAATGGCAGACAAGCCAGATCTCTTCCCCTTGGAATCCAGTGATGAACCCGTGATAACCAATTTGGTATATCCCGGGAGGTGATGATAGAAATCTTGTAGGTTTCATGGTCATTTGGAAAGCTCCGTAAGCCGTTCATCAGCAATTTCAATGATTCTCCCCCATTGTTCTGGGGTCATCGTTATCGGGCAGGGTTGCTTGATCATCAGCTCCAGTTCCCGCTTGCCCTTGCGGGCCACCTTGTCCGCCCACCCCATGACAACATCAGGGCCGGCCATCGGAGTAGCAAGTGGAACAGGTTCGTCCCGTTGGGCGCCCGCCGAATCCGCCATCATCGCGAGATTGTCAAGATTGGTTTTTGGAACCGCCGCTTCGTCTATTTTCTTCATCAGCCTGGTTGCCTGGTTTGGGTCCAAATCGTAAAAGTGATCAACGTTAAAAGCCTTCTTTATGTAAGCTTTTGCCCTCTCTCTCCCCATCCCCTTGGATGTTAACTTAGCTTCAATGGCCTTGTGCGCCGCCGTACCTTTGCCAATGGGATGGTGTAGCGGTGTCACCTGTGGCGCGGGCACCGCCTTGACGTGGGGGGCTTCCTTGCGGGACTGATCATCCTGTGGCATATCCTCAAGGTCCTGAGTAAAGACCTCAGAAAGCCCTGATAGCCGTAGCGTGGCATCAATGTGGGCACTCTTCGCGGCCATCTTTAACGCTTTGTTAAGATCACCATAATCCTGAGCCAGAGAACGCGCCCCAACCCCGTCCGCTAGAACCCGACCCGTGGCATCACGTAGCTCGCAGTGCAGGATGATAGCTTTCAAGTCAACCCCGCCAAGGGCTGCCTGAACATACTCTCTAAGGTCTGGATAATGCACAGTGACCCCGAGCAGACCGCCGATTTTCTCGGCTCCCGCTTTCCAGAGCGATGGCTTGGATGGCCCTCGCTTGGTGGATACCCGTCCGTAATCACTCCCTTCAATGAGCGATGACCTGACCCAGGAAACTAGGCTGGCACGGTTCGCTTTCCTCCGCTCTAGCGCCTCGGCAAAGATCGCGACGGGCAAATCATAAGGAGTTCCCGCGCCGTCCATGTCAACGTGAACCATCGCTTTGTTAGACGCGATAACTTCCACGTCGCCATCAATAACATCACTTTCTATAGCATTTAACATTGGGTTTACCTTGTGTGTGGTGCTTGTACCGGTAAGTAGTTTATGTTATTATAACACCCGTGTCAACACTTTCTGGAGATTTTTTTTTATGATCGCAAACATCGAGATCAAAGTACTTTCCCCCTTGGTTACCCAGATGCCCTTATACGCTTCATCGGGGTCTGCGGGCATGGACCTGCGTGCCTGCCTTGAAGCGCCGCTTACCGTAGAGCCTGGAGATACGCAGATCATCTCTACCGGCATTGCCATCCACCTCGAAGATACTGGTCTGGCCGCGATGATCCTGCCACGCTCGGGGTTGGCACATAAGCATGGCATCGTGCTCGGCAACCTCGTCGGCCTGATCGACAGTGATTACCAGGGTGAACTGTTTATCTCTTGCTGGAACCGTGGGAAGGAGTCTTACACCCTGTACCCTGGCGAGCGCATCGCTCAGCTTGTTATCGTTCCGGTGGTTAGAGCCAAGTTCACCGTTGTCGATGATTTTGCGCCTTCGTCACGTGGGGCCGGTGGGTTTGGCTCAACCGGTCGAGCCTGAATCGTTAACAATGGTAAAATAAACCTTCTACTAATATGGAGTAAAAAATGAACGCTTCTGACCTTATCAAGTCACGACGCCTAACCATGGGTATGACCCAAAAAGAACTGGCCATCCTCCTAGATGTTACCCAAACCTACGTGTGCAACCTTGAAAATGGACGCTTCCGGCCAGGGCCACACCTGGCAACAAGGCTTCAAGAAATCTTGGGAGTCCCACGCGACCTGCTGCGCCCAGACGTTTTTTGTGCGCCTGTAAAAAAACCGGTTGACAAGCCATGAGGTGATGATTAGCATTTAATTAATGCTTACTGTTCGAGAGTAAGCCATACTCTGAGTCTGGTTTAGGACGCTCGGTACCTGCCAGCCGTGAGGATGGCTTTTTTTTCGCCGGCGGGCATACAATCCACGCCACGCTTACCTTCGAGGTTCCTTTATGAACACAAGTCCACTTGATACCTTGCTTCCAAGGCTTAAAAACGTAAAAAAGGCGGGTAGCTCCAAGTGGAGCGCACGATGCCCTGCTCATGAAGATAAAGGGCCGTCGCTGGCTATCCGGCAATGTGATGATGGCCGGTTGCTTATCCACTGCTTCGCCGGATGCCAGACAACAAGCATCCTTGACGCAATAGGGCTTGAGCTAAGCGATCTGTTCCTTAGAACGGATGACCCAGATAGCCCTCACAAGCCCCTCCATAAGCCCTACTATCCAACGAGCGCCCATCTGAAGTCGCTCTACAATTCCCTTGTGGTGATAAGCATCAGCGCGGCTCAACTTTATGACAACTATGAGTTCTCTGATGCTGACCTCCTTGCTCTTAGGGATGCGGCGCTCACGCTGGCAAACACCGTCATCGAGATCGAGAGACTGCCATGATTCGTGATGATGATGACCTTGATTACTTCGGCAAGGCCAGTATGCCTACCGCGAGAATTGTCCAGCTTGGGTCTCGAAAGCCGAAGGTTGGTATGAAATTGTTTCGATCAAGCAAGGGTGCGATCCTTCCACACCTAAGTAACATCGTCGCTATCCTGGAACAAGACCCCGAATGGATAGGCGTATTCAAGTACAACACCCTTTCACAGACCGTCATGCTGATGAAACGCCCACCCTACGAGGTGGCGAACGGCCCGTGGATACCAAGACCCGCCGAGGATACTGACGATAGCGAAACATCCGCTTCCCTTTTTGAAACCTACCAACTTTCCATGGCTACCGGCACCATTTGTGAAGCTACCAACATGGTGGCAAAACGTAATGCCTTTAACCCTCTGGAGGATTACCTGAACTCGCTGAAATGGGATGGCCTCCCGCGCATTGACTTTTGGCCAGAAACCTACTTCAGTACACCGGCTACAACCTATACCCGCGTCGTTGCTTCCAAAACCCTCATTGCCGCCGTCGCTAGGGCCCTAAATCCTGGCTGCCAGGTCGATACCGTCACGATCCTTGCTGGTGGCCAGGGTATCGGCAAATCGAGCTTCTGGCGCGCTCTTGCAGGCCCTGAGTACTTCTCCGATGTGATGCCCGATCTTCACAGCAAAGACAGTATGGATGCCCTTAAAGGGAACTGGATGATCGAATTTGCCGAGCTTTCCGCCCTGAAACGCTCCGATATGGAAGCGGCCAAACGCTTCATCACCTGCCCTGTCGATCACTATCGACCCGCCTATGGCCGGAAAACCATCACATCCCCGCGCCGGTGTGTCTTCGTAGGTTCAACCAATCAATTTGAATTCCTGCATGACCAGACCGGCAACCGCCGCTACTGGCCATTGGATACTCCTGAACGATGCAATCTTTACTCTGTCATCGCCGACCGTGACCAGCTATGGGCCGAAGCCGTCTACCGCTATCGCCAAGGGGAAAGATGGCATCTGAACGCAGATCAAGAAGCCCTGGCGAATGTCTGTCGAGAGGAAAAACTGAGCGCTGACCCCTGGGAACCTATCATCAGCGACTACCTGATCGCCTGCTGCCAGGACGGGAAAGCATCATCGCGAGAACTGGTCGAAAGCGCGCTAGGCATCTCGGCGAAAGAAAAATGGACGCAGGGAATTCCATCCCGTATCGCCGGAATCATGAGTCGCCTTGGATGGGAGAGAAAGCTTTTTGATGACCATGGAGTGAAGACACGAGGGTATAAAAAATTGGTAACACACCCTCTCATGTAATACCATAAGCTTAATTGATGAAACGGCCAGAAATGGCCGTTTTTTTTTATAAGTACACATTTACCCCCCACAGTCTGGAACAGGGTGAGTTACGGGCTAACTCGTTGACGTTATAGGGGTTTTTGGCCTCCGATACAGTCTGAACATCGTTTTGTATATAGTGTAGCAAAATACGTTGCTTTTTTAGCCAAGTATAGACTTTTCCGTATATACTTATGGGTTTATATATCCCCATATTGATGTTACTAGTGTTACTAGTAAAAAATAGTAAGAAGAATCAATACATAACCCCCTACTACCCCGTTACAAGTAAGTGTAATATGTTTATTTTTGACGATCACGTAATACGTTTTGCCGAGCCTGACCGCTTCTTTGCTTCCGCGTACTTTATTTTCAAACAAGGCTTGACATAGGCTAAATGTCATGTATACTATGCTCAAGCTTTGAAGAAAGCTTGAACGAACCTCGACAGATGAATCCTTGGAGATTGCCATGTACGCTATGCATGAAACGAACGGTCACCTGGATAGCATCCATGTCCTGATGCTCATGATAGTGATGCACCGGTACGGGCCTGCAATGGCCAAGTTCTACTCAACATATTTCGGAGAAACCCTATGAAGAATGACCCCTGCACCAAAGAGATTTCCCAAGAGCTTATGCGCTCCTATCGCGGAATCACACAGGCTTTATGTGGCGCCATCAACCAAAAGCGCCACAAGGACCTTGTTACTTCCTTGCGTCTGCTTTGCGATAACGTAAGCAACGCCAGGGCCATGGAGCAATACGGTCTAAGCGCTTTCTTTGACTGGGAGCAAGTGAAGTATCAAGCCATCCGGCTTAGCGTGTTGCTCAATCAGGCTTGCGACCAGGAAGCTGAGGATATTCGCTATCGGGATGAGTACTACAACGCCGGGGAGCTTGAGAGTAAGGAAGATCGGGAGCGGGTTACGATTGAAGCGTATCGAGCCTTGGATGAGTTGGAGAGAGAGAAGGAGATGGCGCGTGCTGCGGTTGAAGCGTATCGCGCTGTTCACGGCGCAGTGGAGAAGGAAGAATCGAAGGCCGCCACCAGGACCTCAACAGCCTGGTCACGTAAGCATTGCAAAGGGACTGAATAGCATGCACACGTACATATGGAACGGATCAAAGCGTGGCGCGCCTACCACAACCAGACTCCTGATTGCCATCGGCAAGACGGTTGATGATGCCATCGCCAACATCACGCAGTCACCAATGGATGAAGCAGAGAAAGGGATGCTTCTATCGTTTTTGACCAACCACCCGCCAGCGGCCACGCTAGGGCCGTCTACGACGCGAGTCTGCATTATCCGGTAGGGTAGTAGCGGGTACCCCCACAAAACGCCCCCTAGACGATTGTAGAGCCTCTAGGGGGCAATGACACAAGCAACGTCACCCCTTTTTATAGGAATCCATGATGAACAAAGAACTTATTCGCACCCTTGTCAGAGGTGCCTATGACGTACAAAAGCTGAGAATCCAGACGGGCAACCGTGTGGTTGCCAACTTCAAAGCCAAGCTCGGCGTCAAGCCGTCGCAAGCGGAAGAGGAAGGCCTGGATGAAGAGGGCGCCACCCTCCTCAAGACACTGCGCCTTGAGTATGAGCGCCTATCGGATGCCTTCACGATGACAAAGCGCAAAGCAAAGTTTACGAGTGAGGGCATTATCTCTGACCTAACCGAATACAACCTTGTGGAGAATTACATCAATCTCGAAGGGGTAGAGCGCGATCACTTCAAGAACCTTGGAAGCATGTTGGAAGCTATCCCGTTATACAAGATTTTCCTTGAGCCAATTAAGGGAATTGGGCCAGCGATGGCGGGAGTTATCCTTAGTGAGATTGATATTTCCAAGGCAAGATACGTAAGCTCCTTATGGATGTTAGCCGGATTGGACACGGTACGCAATCCTGAAACTGGTATTTATGAAGGGCGTAGCAGGAGAATGGCGCACAGAGTTCCAAAGTCATATACATCGAGGGATGGTGAATCGATTGAAACGGTTGGTATCTCGTTCAATCCTTTCCTCAAGACCAAGCTTGTTGGCGTCTTAGGTCCATCCTTTCTTCGGGTTGGCCAAAGCGGGAAGTATGCCAAGATTTACTATGATTACAAGCATCGGCTTGAGAACCGTCCAGAATGGGCCACACGCACCAAAGCGCATCGTCATAATGCGTCAATTCGCTACATGATAAAGCTCTTCTTGCAAGACCTTTATGTAGCCTGGCGAACCCTTGAAGGACTTGAAGTCCACCCGCCCTATGCCGAACAGAAGCTAGGTATCGTTCACTCAAAACCCGAATTATTTTCTTGACATTATTGCCAGGCTTCTATACGCTAGGAGCCTGGCCATACTTCCAAATCAACCCACAGGTTTTTAGCGAGTCATGCCGATTGATTAACCCAAGAGTCCAAAGCGCGCCAGTATAGCCCAATAATCCCGATACATGCTAGCGAGCCGAGATTGTTAATGAACCCAAGTAATAAAAGCGAACCGAACTGCGATATGACGCCAAGCAGTGTAAGTGAGCCTTCTTAGCGGATCAACCCTGGCGGTCCAAGCGCGCCAAGGCCACCCATTAGCCCGTATGCAAAAAGCTTGCCTTACCTGAGACAGAGAGAATCCCAATCTTGACAAGTGAGTCAGCTTTCCATATGAACACAATACGGCGAATAGAGTCACACTGACCAATCAACCCTGAATAGCTTAGCGAGCCAGAATTATCGATTAACCCGTTTTGAGACAGCGAGCCAACAGCATGAATCATACCGAAGACGACGAGCGAATCATATTTCCTTTTCTGGAGAATACCGAATGACTGCCGAACAGTATGAAGAGCACATTTCGATCATGCTAGACCCCGCCTATAGTAACGGTCAGATTATCGACGTAGTTGCCGACAAGAGCGCCACCTACATCAATCGTCTGATTGTTGAAGCCAACTACATCGGGTGGATCTTAAAAACCAGAACCCGCTTACTGGAGGATGAAGTACGCAAGCGGGCTGAAACATTGGAAAAGGCTCTTCAAAAAACCAAGGCCGGTCAAACGCCAGATGTCACGGTTAACGATCTATAGCGGGAGAGTATATAGGCGCTAAAAGACGGGAACTGTGTATACCTGTACCCTTGTGAATAGTGCAGTCCCAAAGGCCCTTTTACAACCGCATCAGCGATTACGGTAATCGACATGGGTACAGTTGAAGCTGAGGTTAGGGCGGAACCAATCCCCGCCCCTTCTTTTCGGGAAACGCCATCCACGATAACCCAATCCGTGTCAGTAAAAGGATAGTTTGCAGCCACAAGGCCAGCTTCTACTGACATCTTAAACCTTGCTTGAATTGATGACCCAATCGTGTACGCGAACGCATCCTTAGCTATCAGCGAACAGGAATCAGTTGTTGGGACTGAATTGCTTGCGATAGGCTGAGTTTGAATAGCTCGTGTAGTTATGGTTTGAGAGTTATCCGGCGAGGGTGGTTTGCTTGCCGTGATGGACTGAGCGGAAACCAAACTCCCACCATTGTACATCGATGACCAAGCAGCAGTTTGATTGCCTGGCCAGAACGCAAACTCTGACAGGAAGCCCGTGGTAAATGATGGAGCAATTGAACCGGTATTCAGGTAGGCAAGGCAGTCATGTTGCACAGAAGCCGCACGTCCTGAGCCATAGGAGAAATAAGCAGCCGTTGTTGGGCCTTGCAGTTGGGTGAGATCATCCAAACGCACAACAACATTGGTTGGGCCAGAACCCGCGAGATTAATCACAAAGCCATACAGGGTGAGGCCATTATCAATCACCTTGATTCTATGTCCAGGAATGATTACCCCGTTTTGGTTTCCTGTGCAAGAAAACGTTGTCCCCGACACGAAAGTGGTTGCCGTGGTCTGTACCCACGTTTGATTTTGACACCCCCATGTAATGCGATTATTGGCGGTTGCCGTGGTCAAGAGCGATGATCCATCAAGGTGAAGGGCCCCATTGAGGAACACGAATTCATCAGCGCCTTTCCCTGTTACCACGTATTCAGACTCAACAAGGGTTGGCTCGTGTTGGGTGTTCATCAAGATAGCGGCGCCAGTCCCTAAGCTGCTCCACCAGGGGTTGTTAAGCAATTCCGCCACGTAGCTACCGTCTTCTACTTTGAGAACAGCAGTCCGTGGTTCGTATCCTGATGCATAGTACCCACCAGCCGCGCCGGTGAGCGCCGCCTTCCATTGAACAGCCCAACCTGTGGCGTTAGACAGGCTTAGGGCCGACCTAACGTAATAGCCAGTAGCCGATGCGAGGCCAGCTTCATCCTGCAACACCTTGTTCACTCCCGAGATGCTTTGCGTAGTGAAGATGTTGCCTTCAGTTCCTGTGCCCGTGAACGTCCAGGATAGCGTTGAAGGGAGCGCGGACATGTCCAGCTTTTGAGTCCATGAAATAACGGTCCCCAATGATCCTCCCAACCAAGCCGTTCCTAACTGGCGCATCAGCGGGGAAAATGAAATTGTTTGCGCCGTAAGGCTGTAGGTTACGCCATCAACGAAAACATCCACACGGTCTGAACCATCGCCAAAGGCGCGAACGTGTACCCCGACAACGTGGTTTCCGCTAGAGAGATTCACGGAGGTTGCTGCCAACGTTACCTGTGCTCCTGCCTTACCGCTACTCACCTGATCACCCCAGACATCAACTTGCGCATACCCGCTACCGGTTATGCTCACCCTGATTCGGTTATGATCGATGCCCCAGATGAAGTCTGCCAACGGCGTGTTGAGTGCCAGCCCGCTTACTGCAAAGTAAAGGGTGAATTCCTTGCTAGAAAAAAAGTTAGACAAAGGTTGTACAAGCGCTTTACCGAGGGCGGTAGGCAATCCTGCTGCGAACCGTAACTGACCGTCATTGTAAACACCTCCCGATTGGAACCATTGTGTTGCCGAGGTTGGCTCAATCAGGAAGCATGACGAACTTGTTGTGGTAGCCGTCCACACTGGCGCGGCGGTAGCGACAGACAAATTCCCGAATGGGTAGCGCCTGGCGGTAGTGCCCCGCCAGTTCCAGAAGTTGGATGCACTGACCGCCGCACTCGACTTTAGAACCACGTGATAGAAGGTGTTGGCGCTTATTCCTGGCGTATTGGGGAAAACGAAACGTACCCAGGCACCATCAGGGCTTGCGGTATGCGCCGTACCCGCTTGTGCGGTAGAAGTTCCATTGGTGATTGGTGATGAACCGGTTGGTTTCGTTCCAGAGCCATCGTCTGGGAAGATGTACGCCGTCAAGTTGGCAGTCGGGGCACCGGTCTTGAAAATCTTTATCCAGACCGCCGCAATCGACAGCGCTTCCCCCACTTTAAAGCCCTGCGCCACGTAGGTATCGCCAGCCGCGTCCGCAACGGGTTGGCCGGTCTGGGTAACGTCATCGATAGACCCTGAACAGGTATCGCCGACCTGTCCATCAGGGCGTAAATTCCACCCCCCGCCCCAATACTGATTCACATTCCAGGGCCGCCATCCCGCCCTGAGTACATCAGTCCATCCGCGGGCACCCGACACATAGAGCAGGTTGGCGGGAACTGGGGCAACCGTCACTGGCGTATTGGCGTAATAGACCGCCGACAATCCTGCTGATAGCGTGGTGTTATCCCACAATACGGTAACGGTTGTTATCCCTGCGCTAAAAACGGATGCAGTAATCGTGCCATAGATGTTGATATTGCTGACGATCGCCCAACATCTACGGTTCACGGCGAACAGTAGCGTTTGGTCACCGGTCAGCGAGAACTGAGTAGCAGAGATGTAGGTGGGGGTCCCCCCGATGACCCAATTGGTGGTTGACGCGCCGCTGGTGTCGTTGATTCCTTGGACGTTATCCCACGTATTTTGTGCCACACCAACCGAATTGGTTAGCACGAATTTGTAACCGATCCCGCTCGCTAGCCATATTTCCGTATTCCCCAGACTTCCCCGTGAGTCCAAGGTAAATGGATTCGGGTTGGCTACCGAGCCGGTTGGCGATGTGTACGTTGTAGCCAGCGTGTTTGTGTTGGCGAAGTACACGGTAAGGAATCCGCCAGATAGGGGGATCCCGTTCTGGTCAGAGAACTGGCCTAGCGCGATAGGAGATAGGTTATAGGCACTCATGACACCTGGCCGGCCTTGCTGAAATTAAGAACAATTGGGACGTCATTCATTCCAGGCACACCGTCCCACGTGTTTAGCATCTGGCCGTGATTAGAGCCATTGGGGGCGGTTTCCAAGACGAATTTATACAAGTCCCCCGATTTCAACCATACCAATTGGCTACCCAATGATCCCCTTGAATCCAGAACCAAGGGATTGGTGTTCTTAACGTTACCATCTGAATCAGCAAAAGTTCCATGCTTGTTATTGGTTCCGGCCAAGTATACCCATAGCAGCCCCCCAGATAAGGGCACGCCATTCTGATCAAGAAATTGTACAAAGTTTAAGGGGCAAAGGCAAAATGGTGTTGATAGGTTCAGGTTCATTGCATATCCAGAGCATACCCCAAGGTATGCAATTGTGGGAGCCACTTGATAACTTTATCGCCAATATCCGTTCGATGCATTCCATCGGGGACTTTAATCTGATCGACTCTATGATAGGCTTGTGTTTTTGCCGCGTTCACGGAGTGCCCAAGCCCTGTAACGATCATGAGATAGTCGCCCGCCGTACACCAGCCGGTTTCACGGGTAATTCTACCATTCTTAATGATAGGGTGTTCGCCCATTCTCATTTCTTGCGGGGCGACAAAGCGCTTATCTACCCAGTCTGGCCCTATTCCCCAAATAGGGAAGCCATCAGTCTTTTTGATTCCGTAATGGCAATAAGGGAAGTCTGGTTGTGCAATCAACACACCACACGCTACCCGATAATCAACTCGAAGGGCATCACCGCCATTGATGAGCGACACCATCCATTCCACGGGGTCACCTAAGTGGGTGGCCATTTGGATGTTAAAGCATGGCCATCCCAGACGCATCGTGAATTCCAATGGCCATGGCTTGCCACGTTTATCTACAATGCAGTTTACATCAACAGCCCCAATATGCCCACACTCCATGAGATAATCCTTTAGGGGGTCCAGGACCTTTCTCCCGAGTTTATCTTTATTACTATATTGGCAAATAGTTCCCATCTCTCCCGTATTTGGACCTTTTTCTCCATTCATGAACTTCTTATGCTCGAAGTTGAGATTGTATGGCCCTACCCATCCCTTTGGACCTAACCATCGAGTCACCCCAACTTCGATGCCCTCGACAAGTTCTTGCAAGACTACCTGTCCGAACTTCTTGCCGTTCTTTTTCCACCGTTCAAGGCGAGCGATAAGATCGTTTGGGTCTTTGCTCACATAGGAAGTGCTTTTATCAACTTCATCGCCATTGCATTTAAACGCCCACCCGTGCGGATTGGCAAGAATATGGGCAATGGCTTTGTCCAGATTCGGGAACTCGATGTAAGGGGGGCACTCAATCCCATGCTCCTCAAGCACTTTCATTCCCAATAGCCGGTCGATTTCCAGCTTTGTAGACGCTTCAGATGGGCCAAAGATTGGATAGCCCCGCGCACGGTATGGCTCAAGGTTCGAGAGATAGAAATTATTGGACGTCATAACGATCAAGTCCGCCCAATTCAACAGACTTCTACCCCAGAAAACATCTGAGGGCGCCACGTTCTCAATGCCCTTAATCCCACGACCAGCCGGATATTCCTCACCAGAGTTACCCTTGCGTTGCATAAGCTTGACTTCGTGTCCAGCCTTAACGCACCAGCAGGCAAGGGCAACACCGGTAATGTCGGTATCAATTATCAGTACTTTCACTTTGGAACCATAGCTTTTCAATCGATTCGCTATACGACGCCCAATCCCTATCCAGTATCTCGCACATTACACGCTCGACGATTTCAGCTTGCGTATGCTGCCGATGGTAGGGAGATTCCGGGGAGTCTCCAGGTTCCAAGTGGCTTGTGCTTGGATTCATGAGAAAGGGAATGTCAAAGCCTTCTACCGCATCAACACTGATGTTAGCGCGATGGCATAGATAGGCTTCGACCAGTTCATGTAGAGCCAATAGGAAGTTGTAATCTTCAATCCCCGTATCGGATACTGACACCGTTAGGACACCGGTCGGTCCATATCCCCAATCACCAGCCGTTTCATATCGCTGATCCCGATGGGGGATAGTCTGTAGGTACGCGCCGTATTTCATACGATACCGTCGCGCCTTCTCAGCTTGGAATGAGGAATTTTAGGCTTTTTTGGCGAATTTAGGCTTTTAGGTTGCTTAACCTTTGCCACGTCACCTTTGCTGATATGTGGTTTCTTTGCTTTCATCACGTCTTGCCTTTTGATTTCGCGGGAACGGGAATGCCGCGTTCCCACTTGGTTGATGGAGCTTTGCGAACGGGGTCTCGTTTTGGACCTTTTTTGGGGGGAGTAAACTTGCCTTTCATAATCTAACCTCATAAAGTTTATTGGTTAACATTGAGAAGCTCTTGCTGATCTTCTTTGGGGGTGTGTCGGTAAAACTTTCGCATCTGCTGCACTGATATTTTAGCACCTTTTGTTTGATTCAGTAAATATCGTTGCACTTCTCTTGGCGTCATTCCGGTCCCTGCCAACAAGGCTTTTGCCTTATCGACTTCTCCATTTTGGATTAACCGGTTCGCATCGGGGAAGATTGCCAGCTTGCGTTGTTCAAAGTCTTTTTCCTGCTTGGCGAGAACCCCACCTCGTGGGCCAGCAGGATGCCCTTGTGACACGCTAACGCCGGCAAGGCCCCCTACCACTTTCCAGTAATCAATCGACCGGCCATGGCCTTTGTAGATGCTCTGAGCGGACTCCATTGCGGTTAAGGGTATCTGAGAACTGGCGAATAGCTCAAACGCTTTCCCAAGGTTCTCTGACATTGTTTTGTTATCGTCAAATACCTTCCTTCCGAACCCCGTGCTATCTTCCCAAATCTGCTGTAATGGCCGCAGAATAGTAGATTCCTTACGGTGTAAGGTATCGAGCGGATGCATTGCCCAGGCTATCATTTCTTCTGGGACTTTGCCGGTCGGTATACGAAGATACTGTCCGCGCCCTTTCTCGCTCATCCCCATGTACACACGATCTTGTTTCCCAGGCTCATTGCCATACATCGGCGTCAATTGCTCAGCAGCAAAGAAGAGATTACGCCAGGAATCCTTTGTCTTTGCCTGGAATTCCTTCCACCGCTGGACATACCCTTTCTCTATGTCTGATAGCGATTGATCCCTGGAAAGCATATCGAAAGCGTGTTGTGCTAATGTATTGACCCCATAGTAGATAGCGAGATCAAGGGCGATAGCATGGAACGCCTTTTGCTTGGCCGATGACTGTGCCGCTTCCTTCATAGCCGCGCCGGAGTAGCGTTCAATCTGTGCCTGAACTCCCTTTGGAAGACCGACAATAGCATCCTTTATCAATCCCAAGTTTCCAAGGGTAAAGGTCCTTGAGAACAGAGCCAGGTTAGCCATGACACGGGCGCCCGCGCTCATTGCTTCCGATGGCAGAGCGCCAGCGAACCGGTTCGCGAAGTGTCCAGCGATCTTCAACCGCGTAGATTCATCCATTGATGGATTCTTGGCGAGGTCTTCCATTACGTACTGGGCGATGCCAACTTGAAGATCACCGACTCGGTTCCAAAGCAGGGTGTTGTGCCAGAAGTCACCAGCGTTATCGATTATTTGGCTGGTCGCTTCACCGGATTCAGGGGACGTCAGCTTTCCAACCATCTTCCCGACGCCCGAGGATACCCAACCGCGATCGTGATCTAGCACAGACCCTGATGATAGATCGGTAATATCCCGAATGTACCCACGCTTGCCGATAGGGTCAAGGTTGCCGGTTCTTATCAACTTGTCCATAATCTCAGGGGTATGCTTTGCCCGGTTTGCTTCTATCCAGAAGCGCGGCGAGAGAATTCGGCTCTTAAGTAATGGAAGGGACCTTCCCACTTCAACCAAGGCATGGATGGTTGGCCAGTACATGAGCATCATCGTCGCCCGCTTCTTAATCTCCATCAGCCCATGGTAGATAGGCTGAAGATCACCGGCGGGCTTACGCGGGGTGAGAACCGCCTTTAACGGACCTTCAAAGGCTTTGTCGATGTACAGCGGAACCTTCTGCATCACAGTCTTGCCCTCAGAGTCAGCGACGGGGACAACTTTACCCTCCGTCGTTGTTGTCATCATGGGCTTGTACTCTGTGAATGACGGATGATTGATCGTGAAATAGTTATCTGAGGGCTTTTCACCCGCAACCACTGTGGGTTCTGGACGAGCCTTTCCAATCTCCTTAATCTGGTTGATCAGCCGCTTCCCCGCTACGGCTTCCGCCAACGATTGCGTTGTCATGGCAAGAACCCGAATGTCCCTAAGAATGCCCACATTATCACCAAGTTTGGCTTTTGCGGCGGCCTCGGTTTCCTCAGCCGTCATGTACTTCCGGTGTTTGGCTTGCGGGGTGGTCGTCTTAAAGCCCATCGCTTCATCAGAGATTGCTTGCCGGCCAATGCCTTTGCTTGCGCTCTTAATCCGATCCCCGCCCACGGTGTCAACGATCACGCGGGGATCGTAAACGTCGAACCGATTCTTGAGGATACCGAGTTTAACCGCTTCATCTGCTATGCGATCATTACGCGCTTTTAGGTGATTGACCGCTTCGAGTTCCTTTGGAGAAAGGTTATTCTGTAGATGCGCAATGGCGCTATTTGGGTCTGCTTGAGGGTCTCGGGATATGACGTTCGCATCGCTGAGAACCTGCCAGGAATGCTCAAGCTCTGTGGGACTCAGTTCATCAGTAAGAATCTTGAGTACATTATCCGTCTGAAACCGGTCAGCCCGTAGCGCGGCGATGTAGTCTTGCGAAACCGCCCGTTCAGCCACATCACTCTTGGCCGCCATGGGCGCGATAGAAAGCTGTACGGCGTTGATCCCGGTCTCAATGGGATCAATGATTCGTTTCCCCCATTCCGTTTGCGCTAGCGCACGGTAACCCTTCTTTGCTGCTTCTACCGCCCCCTTGATTGCTTCGCCGGGGGGGATGCCCATATGCATCTGTACGATGCCATCGTCGGGAACGTCGGCGTACCGATTATCAGCGCCACCTTCTTCAGGAAGTTTGGCATACCGGTTAGCGCTCGGCGCCGCTTTTTCTTCTATTGGAGCCTTCCCAGTCATCGGGCCATCGGGAGTCTTCTCAGCCGGCGGTTGCGCACGAGCCAGCCGAGCGCCGATATTTTGCGGCTCTGGTCTTGGAGTCGCCGCCCCTTCGCTTGGCGGTTCTGCGCGCGCTGTTGGGGGCTTTTCTGACCGTCCGCCCCCACCGAGCGCCACGCCAGCCGCGCCCCCGCTGATAGCCGAAGCGATAACGTCGGTAGGGGTTCCGCCCTGCATCCCGGTAGCCAGGGCATTCATACCGCCCATTGCCGCGCCCTGCATGAGTCGGCCACGGGAAGCGATGGCTTGCCCAAACTGACCCATGCCAGCCCCGATAGCCGCATTCTTTTCCATGGCCGCCGTCCCTTGGTCAGCCGCATCCAAAGCACTCAGTACGCTCACGCCAGCAGGGCCGCCCATAGAGGCCAGGCTTGCGATAAGGGGGGCTTCTACGATGCCCTCTGACAGCCCCTGGATGGTTTTACCGCCAATCCCAGACCGTGTATAAGCCTCTTGTGCGGCTGCCTGGCGGGTTTCCGCTTCGCGCCGTAGTTGCCCTTCTACTGTGGCGGGGTCATATTCTGGCGTAAAGGGTTCCGATGGCTGTATCCCCGCCCCGCCCATCATGGGTGATAGCTTGGAGAGATAGCCAGGAACGCCCCCTAGCGTCTTAGGCATGGGAGTAGAAAGGTCTTGCAACCTTTGCTTGCCCAACCCCATTACATTGGCACCAACGCGCTCTGCTTGGGCGAATCCTGCCTGCGCGCCAGCCCTTATGCTTTCACCGGTAGAAGGGCTTTCATCAAAGTCACTTGGAATGTCGAATTCCTTTTCCCTATCAGTAGGAGTCGGTTCATCGGGAAGAACCGAATACCGGTTCTGGTATCGACCAGGGTCTGGCGGACTTGCCATGCCAGCATCGGGACTCGCTTGCGGCTTATGTAATGAACCATTTTCAGGAATTTTGGAATACCGGCTGGCTGTCTGCTTATGCCTATCGATGGGGCGCTCTGGCTCAGCGTCATCAGACCCCGCTTGTTCTGCCAGGATTTTAGGGATGATGTTTCTTACGTAGTTTTGTGTCTCAGGAAAGGGAGGGATGCCACCATACTTATCGACGTTACCCTCGCCAGCATTGTAGGCCGCCAGCATAAGGCGGGCATCGCCTTTGTATCGGCGGCGAAGGTCACCCAGATACTGGGAGGCAGCTTGCGCCGCAGCGATAGGGTCTTCGGGGTTATCAAGGCCGTACCGCTTGGCCGTCGCGGGCATGAATTGGAACATTCCACGGGCCCCCTTTGGGGACACCGCATAAGGGTTCCCACGGCTTTCCTGATGGGCTACCGCCGCCAGTGTCCCGGGGGGGAGGTCCTCTTCATCCTCAAGATGACGGAACCAATCGCTGAGTTCCTGCCAATCAACCATTCTTAAGCTCCATCGCTTTCTGTACGGTTTTACCGGTAAAGGCCGTCCCTACCAACATCGTTGCCAGCCAGCCACCAAGCTCACTATTAAGTAAGGTAGCCAGAAATGCCAGACCTACCCCCGCGATAATGGCAATCAACCCAAACAGCCTGGTAGCAGACTTGTTGTTGTTATCATCGGTTAGGTATCCGCTCATAGGTCTTCACCTGTCACGTCTTTGAACATTGCCCGAATCTTTTCTTTTCGCTCGGGAGTCTTGGAGCGGGCAATTTCTGCCATCGCATCCGATCTCTCCTTATCTATATCAATTCCCGATGCCTGTACTTGCTTTTGCCGGTAAGCAGAAGCTTTGTGTTCTTTGATGAAATCTTCCAGCGATGGGGCGCCCTCTTTAGGTCCGCCAGTGATCGGGTCTTTGTACATCTCTGACCACTTACGAATCCAAAGGCTTTCATCTTGCCGTGCGCCGGTTGCTTGCTGTTGCGTTTGCATTTGCTCACGTCTAGCCATCGCCGCCTGGTCAGCCGCTTCCGCCCGTTGCTCTTGCCATCGGCGATATTCTTCCGTGCCTTGTTGTGCCCGTTCCTGTAGAGCCTCACGCCGGTCCGCCCGTCGCTCTGATGACTCAAGCCGACGCTCGCCCAGATCAAGCCGCTGTTGCTCACGGGCCGTCCTCCCCATTTCCTCTTGTATCTTCAATTGAAGGCGCCGGTCCTCCATTGCCTGCTTTTCCTGTTGAGCCGCCGCCGCACGTAACTGTTCGCGCATCTTCTGACTGGCCATGCGCGTGCGGCTCACGTCCATTGGGTCAAAGTCTGGCGTCAACCCCTGCACCTCTTGTTGGGAAAGAAGTCCAGACCCTTTCAGCATCGCCATGCCCTT